GAGCCCGCCGCGCGCCCAGCGCCCCGTCTTGATCGAGTAGCAGACCCAACTGTCGATCGTTCCGAGCGGGTTCGCGCGGATACTCGAGTAGTGCCAGAAGATCAGGTTCCGGACTGGATCGAACCGCCCGGCCGTCAGGAAGTCGTAGCTGACGTTCAGGTCCGCGAGGAACCAGAGCCGAAGATCATTCGGGATGCGCGTCAGGCTGTTCCCGTCGTACTGGTAGAAGTCGTCGGGGCCCGGGAAGTAGAGCTGGTCTCCGGCCTGTACGACTGCCTCGGCGGACGCGACGCCCACCTGCTTCGAGATCTTCCGGATGTCCCAGAAGAAGGGGGGCTGCGTGAAGTAGGCGACGTACATGGAGTTCCGCTTGAAGAAGGTCATGGTCGAGCGCTGCGCGATCATGGCCGTCAGGTTCCCGGGCGACGCAGAGATCGGAGCGGATACCGTCTCGGTCGGGATCCCGGGGAGCGCCCAGATGTCGTCGGCCAGCGAGCTCCACCAGGTGAAGGAATTCGCTGTATCCAAAAAGATAGAGAAGTCGGATGCCTGTACGAGGTCGGAGATCGGGGGCGAGCCGCCGAGGACGCCGAACGCCGCGCCGTTGTGGCTGACGAACGGCGGGTCGATCCCGTTCACCGCGATGATGTCGTTTCCGTACGTGTCGAAGCGCCACTTCCCGCTGAAGGGCGTGACGGTGAGCCCCTGCGCCGCCCAGTTCCCGTTCGTGAGAATGTAGAGGTCGTCGGTCGTGCCGGCGACGATCACGGTGCCCGCGGAGATCTTCGCAACGAAGAGTCCGAGGCACGTCTTCGGGAGCGGAGGCGAGAAGACCTGTAGGCCGGGGAGCGTCTGGAAGCCGGCTGGAGACGGAAAGAAGCCGTCGCAGTCGGTCAGTACTCCGTCCTGCAGGGGGTCTCGGTCTGGGGCGAAATCGATGAGCGGCCGGCGCTTGAACGCCATCAGAGGTGGCCCCGGACCTGGATCGGGCCGATCAGACGGATCGTCTGACCGTTCATGTTCTTGTATTCCCGGTCCCGTACCGTCGCGTGCGCCTCGGCCCGCGGGATGTCGTTCAGGAACGTCCTGCAGATGTCCTCGCACGTCGCCGCAACGATCAGCGAGAAGGCCTCGTTCGTCCAGAAGTTGGAGTCGTCGGGGAGCCGCGGCGGGAGCGGCTGCGTCTCTGCGGTCAGCTCCACCGTGGAGACCTGATTCGGGGCCGGGAACATCCGGAACATCCGCCCGAAGATCGCCCAGTAGAAGGGCGTGCTCGTCGTCGGCGGCTGGTTCACGTCCATGTAGAGGAGGTTCCGGTAGTCGGTCCTCTCCATGGGGATCCACGTCCCGTTCAGGTTGTAGCGAGCAACGAGTACGTCGAGAACGCCTGCGGGCAGCGGATAGGACTGCTGCCCGGGGTTCAGAATGAGAGAGGTATCAGTCTTCTCGGAAGCGAAGAAGAAGGAGTTGGCGTAGTAGTAGCAGCGGTCCTTCGAGAGGTCAGTCGCGGCCTGCGTGATGAGCGGGTCGCCCTGCCTGTTCAGGAGGAACAAGACACGGTTGACGAGGTCTGCGTAGGTTGCCACGCATGGCCCTTACAGAAGGGGAGCGTCCCCCACGTAGCGGATCTGGGAGGGCTTCGGGCCCTTCTTGATCTGCCCCGGGCTCTTCGAGCCGCTGTGCATGCCGGGCTTGCGAGTCTTGTTCTCGGTGTCCGTGAGCTTGACCGCGAGCTTCTTCATTTGATGTGCCTCATCGTACCAAGATACCGCATCGGGTTACCCTGCGCGCCGCTCGAGACCGCCTCGTCGTCGTCGGCCTTCTGCTCGAGCTGGAACTTCTTCCGCGCCCGCTCGACCGCGTTCCCCTGTCCGAGCTTCGTCTCGTCTTTGGCGAGCTTCCGTAGGCGTGTCGGGCGGCTGATCGGCTCGTCGCCGTCGTTGTCATCAATCATGGTGCGCCTGGTGGCACATGGACCCGACGTACCGCATGGGGTTCCCACGAGCTCTCCCCTTCGCCTTCTTGACGGGCTTCCGTGCGAAGTCGGCGAGCTTCGCATCGCTCATCTTCGGATCCGACGCGAGAGACTCTCCGGCGCGCTCGCGCCCGAGTGCGGCCCCCATGAAGCGCCTCTGCTTCTCGCTCGTCGAGGGCATTAGGGAGTCGGCGTTGCCGTTGGAGTAGACGTCGGGGTAGCCGTGGCCGTCGCGGTCGCGGTTGCTGTCGGCGTGAACGTCGGGTTTGCCGTCGGTACGAAGACGCCTCGCTGGCCGACCGCGTCTCCGCCGAGCGTCTCGTCGATGACGATCGTCGGCGGTTTGTACTTGCGGATGGCGCTTGCCCCGCTCCCGTCATTGATGACTTGGGCAAAAGCCACCCCGGCGCTGAGTAACGCCAGGAGGATCAGGAATCGCCGCATTGGCGCTCCTTACCAGCTAGAGCAGCAGACGTATGTGGTGCTGGAGCCCGTGATGCAGGTAACCGCCCCGGAGGGTACCCGAGACTGCCCGCTGCCGTTCTGTTGCGTCACCGGCGCGTTCTGCATGGTCATGTTGCCGCCGGAGACCGCGAGGAGCGTGCCGTGCTGCGCCGCGACCGGCGTGCCGCCGACCGAACAGGTCGCCGCATTCGTGCCACCGAGATTCTGGCACATGATGGCGTTACCCTTGTTGGCCGACGCTGCGAGCACCGAGGTGCCGCCCGTGGTCGTTGCCACGTTCGCGCAGCTCTCCTCCGCGTATGCCGCGCCCGCACCGATAGCGAACGCAATCGTGAACAGAAGTAGAAGCCTCTTCATCGTCCCCTCCCCTACTTCTTCGGCGACGAACCGGACCCGTAGGTCAGATTGTCGTCCCGCTCTTCGCCGAGCGGATCGGTGTCGTACTGGTTGCCGACCTCGGCACTGCCGCCGTCTCCGGCGTCCATCACGGTGCCACCGGTCAGGTTCTCGACGGTGGTGCGGAAGCCTGCGCGGTCCTTCTGCGCCTGCCCCTCGTCCATTCCCGGCTCTTTCACCTTGCCTGCCATTGTCACTCCTCGTCGAATAGCTTGTTCCGCTCGCCGAGCGCGTCTGCCTCGGTGATGCGGAATTGCCTGGACTTCGCTTCCTGTGCTGCGTCGTCTTGTTCTTGCTTGGCTTCGAGCTCCGTCGCGGAAGGCCACAATGAGGAGCCGAGCGCGCCGCTCAGCTCCTCATTCCCATTGGGCCGCCCCCCAGCAGGGTGAACCAATTCGTCGATGAACCGATCATCGGGTGGATTGGTCTGCTTCCCGAAACCGTCAGGATACTTGATCGGACCACCGTAATTGGTGGCCCGATGCTTCGTGTCGTATTTCCAGTCCATTCCCATGCGGTATCCGCCTGGAAGGATCACACCAAGACTCTGACGCCGATCATGTTGTACCGCACCCAGCCGCTGAACGTGCCGGTGGTTGCGGTCGTGGTCGGTGCCGTGGAGACCTTCAGGATGAAGGCGTTGGCCGCCGAGTAAGACTTCGGCACCGCGCCGAGCACACCGCTCACTTGCGTGGAGACGATGCCTCCGGACTGCGGAGCAGTCGTCGCGGCCGCCATGAAGAGGTCCGCCGTGCCCGTGTCGCCGAGCTGGATCGCCGCGCCAGTGGACGTATCGATGTCCGGCACGTTCACCAGCCACTCGAGCAGCACTACCCCAGCCGGGATGCTCGCGAGGTAGACGAGGTCGTTGATGATGAATCCAGCCGCCGGGACGGTGAACTTGAAGTACTGCGAAAAGTCCGAGCCGTCGGAAGCGATCTGGGTCTGCGTTCCGTAGTTGTCAGCGTAGTAGGTGGTTGCCATTTACCCTCTCCCTCACGCCGTCTCGTAGGACGACACGACGATGGTCGCGTAGTCCTGGCTGTTGAAGACGGTCTTCTGGCAGCCCCAGATCATGCCCGCGGAAATGCGGAGCTGGTTTGCGCCGTCGAGAAGCTCCTCGGTCCACTTGACCCGAAGGGGCTTGCCGTCGGGGCCTTCCTCGCCACCGAAGGCGAGTGCTGCGGCCTGTGCGCCTACGAAGATACCGCGGCAGATCGAGGTCACGCCGACCGCCGCCGCGCCGAGCGCATTCGGTGCGCCCTTCGTGACGAGAGTCCCGTTGATCGCTAGCTGCACGGTGTTCTGGCTCGTGTCGCCGTACGGCACATGGGAATCCTGGTGGATGACCACGTTGTCGATCATGCCGATAGCCCCGGTGAAGATCGGGTTCCCGGTGATCTGCCCGCCCTGGAGGGCCGCACGGAAGATGTCGCCCCACTCGCCCTGCGTGTAGTTCTGCTTCAACGAGCGAACCTGCAGGGGGTGAAGGAAGAGAACGCCCGAGATCTCGACTCCCTTGATGACGACCGGCTTGATCGGGAACTGGAGGGTTCCCTGCGCCTTCGCCACGAGGGTCGGGATCAGGTCCACGGTGAAGACGTCGCCCTGGGCGAGAGTCGCCTCGGAGGTCCGTCCTGCGGCGAAGATCCAGTGGCTGGAATCCGGTGCCACCGGGGCCTGCATGCCGCTCATGTTCGTGCCCCAGAAGTTGGCGGCATTCGAGATGTACGTGTTTCCGCCGAGCTGGTTCAGAAGACCGTAGTCGATGGTCTCTTTCCACCAGTTGGCGAGTCCGACCTTCGCGACGTCCCGCATCGAGTAGGGCACGCGCTGTTGCGACATGCGCCCGACGAGGAGCTCGGCCTGGCGGAGCTGGTTAATTGTTAACGTGTTCTGGAACCAGGTGAAAGCGACTTCCTGGCCGGCGAGCACGCCGTCACCCGCAACGCCGGGGCCCTGCGGATTCGGGATGAGATCGTACTTGATGGTATCGCCGGGTCCCTTCATGGACTCGTCGAACATCTGTACGTAGTTGGTCTGATCTTTCGGATTCAGGCCGACTGCCATGAGTTTGGCAGCGACCGTGGAGCGGATCGCCTGGTAGAAGACGCGGTGGCTGTAGATTACTACAGCGGTTGCGTCCCCGGCGGGAACAACGGTTTCCATGAAACCACCTCACAACAACCCTGAGTCCCACCCATCGCGCCTGGTGGTGAGGCGGAAACCAGTCGTTCGAACCGGCCGTCTGGACGTTAGCCGCCGCCTTTGGTTGGGGGAGGCAGTGACCCCTGACACCGTATATCTGCTCTAGGGCAGCGCCACGATGAACGGCTCGACTTCAGAAGACCACAGGAAGCACTCGACAGTCAAGGAGGGCCGGGGCGAAATGCCTGGGGGAGGGGCTCGACTGCCGGTCGTTATCCCCTCCCCGAGGTGGCTCGGGAGAGCCGAAGACTCATCTCACTACGGATAACCCTCGACAGTCAAGGAGGGCCTGGTGTAGAGTCGAGTCTCACAGTTCGCGCTGTGAGGTTTGGGGTCACGGGGGCCTCGGGGCGTGGGGTTCCGGGGCCTTCCGTGTTTCTACTCGATGGTCGCCACGAACCCGGTGATCGTCGCCGCGGTGTTGCTGTTGGAGTTGTTGACGAGTACGTTCGTCCCTGCGCCGCTATCGAGCATCGCTCCGCTGATGAGAATCATGCCGCCCGCTGGCACCACCACGCCCGCGTCCGTCTGCCCCTGGAAACGGTAGACGAGCTGCGCGTCGGGGTTCAGGAGGAGCAGGATGTAGATGTCCTCGAAGGCATCGACTGTCGGGATCGTCGCAAAGACGTTCGGGAGGTCGACTCCCTTCTGGACGCTGATTGCCTGCACCTGCGTGACGACAGCGGACTGCTGGATGTAGGGCGACCCGGGGAGCGGGTGCCCGTCGATCGACGCCTCGATAATGATCTGTACCTGGGGCATCTACCCTCCTTACGGGATGAAGATCTGCGAGATGTCGAAGTCCGAGAGCTGGACGCCCGCGGTGAACGTGCCGAGCTGGGCGCTGAAGATCCCGGCGTTTACGCCACTCGTGATCGGGCTCGGATCGATGTACGTGATCCGGGTCGTCACGTCCGGGAATTCCCCGGTCGGGTACGGCGCGGCGGCGACCTCGAGCGGGAGCGTCTGCGCGGAGTCGGTCGTCGACACGGTGAGTTGCATCTGGTTCGTGATCGAGTCGTACTGCGTGAGGAGCGAGAGCCCCCAGGTGTCCGACGACGGGGCGGCCCCCATGTAGGTGACGATCGGCGAGACGCTCGAATTCATGATCTCGGTGATCGTCGCCTTCCAGAGCGCAATCGTCCCGTCGCTCTTGTAGGTCGCCGCGTAGCATTGGGAAGCGACGCCGAGCGACGTCTGCA